AGGGAAGATAATTAACAATGAAAAGGAGAATATCATGAGTGAATCACATGACACATTACTAACAGCAATAGACACATACAAAGTTGAGAACGAAAAGTTTACAGACAAAGGTGTGAAGTCTGCTGGAACTAGAGCAAGAAAAGCACTAGCAGAAATTGGAAAAGCTGTAAAGGCAAGAAGAAAAGAAATCCAAGAAGCTAAAAACGCAGCTAAAGCGTCGGCGTAATAATGAGAGTATTGGTTATTACAGCACACGCCGATGACCTTGAATTGGCAATGGGTGGAACAGTTAAGAAAATGAAAGACAAGGGTGACATTGTTGATAATGTCATCATGTTTGATAATGGTAACAGAGACGAAGCAATAGAGAAGTCAACAGTATCGTTAGGACATAAGACTATCTTTTTTCCTAAAGAATTATACGAAACTGATAGACCAATAGTAGATGCAAATTTAGTTAGAGAATTTGAAGATTGGTTAGAAAATAATAAAGTTTCTGCTACATTAAAAGAGTATGACTTAATTGTCACCCATTGGAAAGAAGATTGGCATCAAGACCATAGAATGTGTTTTGATCTTGTACAATCATTAAAGCGTAATCAACCAATAGGTGTTATGTACATGGATACATTTCCTTACAATCAAAAATATACTACTTTTGAAGCAAATGTTTGGTTTGATATAACTGTACAAATGCCAGCAAAATTAGGTGCGATTGAAGCTTTTCATGACCATATTGGTAAGGGTTGGAATGAAAGAATTAAGGCATATAATTTTTATAGAGGAAGTTTTATAAAAACAAGATTTGCTGAAGTATTTAAATTAGATACTATGATAATGTAATGATTAAGATTTTAGATAATTGTTGTAGTCCATTTTATTTGGACATGATTAAACATACATCTATAAATGATAACAATTGGAATATGAAATACCCACAAGGGTTACCTTTTGAAGATAAACATTTAAAGATAGATGTAATAGAAAATAATGATCCTAAACATCCATTGTTAGCAGGTATTGCTATGGGATTGTTGATACAAATATATGAGAATGGGGGTAAAGATTTTTTCCACCCAGAGATTTATTTTTGTGGGATTAGTATGAAAGATAAATTTAGAAAAGATAATGTTCATACAGATCATAATGAGAAAGATAATGTTATTAAGATTTTAGGATTGTGTAATAGTGATTGGACAGAAGAAGATGGTGGTGCATTTCATTATGACGGCAAAGATCATTTTATTAAACCAACTTCTTTTGCAATATTTGATTCATTAAAACCACATAGAGCATCTGATATTATATCAGATAAGAAAAGAATAGCAATAGATTTTACGGTGAGAGCAATATGAAAGACTTCTTAGAAGAAACTAAAAAGGAACAAGAACTTTTGGATATAGGAATGAAACAATCTATACTTAATAAAATGGAAAGACAATCTTTAGAAAAAGAAGTAGAGTATTGGATTAAGTCAACTCTATCTAGACCAAATGAAATATTTGGTGGACTTCCACCTTGTCCTTATGCACAAAAGGCTTGGGCAGAGGGTAAAGTAAAAGTATTAGAAGATACATTTACATATGACTATGACAAACTTATATCAGGTGAACTTGATGTCATATTGATCGTGCTAAAGGGAGCGACCTTTAAAAGCCTGTTGGACGAAAAAAATAGTCTGACCAAAAATCTCTCAAAAAGGTTGGTGGTACTTGAAGACCACCCAGACGCAAATGAAGAGGTATTAGGATATAATTTGAACTTTGGCAAACCATGTTTGTTTATACAAAGTAGAGAAAGACTTAGACTAGCAAGAGACTTCTTAGAAAATACAGAATATTATAAAAACTTTGATAAAGAGTATAAAGATGATATACTGTCGAATTAAGCTATCGAAAACCAATTACAAAATATACGATAATTCTCTTATTTTAGATAATCCTAATTTAAAAGAGATTCAGAAGATATACAAAAAATATTGCGATCACAAAAAATTTAAATCTGTTCAACCTATATTTGAGAATGATATTAGAGCTCATAAAGTTATAGGATATTATCATAATGGAAAATTTGTTGCATTTAGTTTATTGTATGAGTTAGATAAAAAGAACATAGAGGCATTACAATTTGCATGGGATTATGAAACACCAAAATTGAGATTAGGTATTAAAAGTTTAGAACATGAGTGTGCTTGGGCAAAACAAAATGGTTACAAATATCTTTATCTAGGACAAGATGATAGATATAAGTCAACTTTCAAGGGGTATGAAGTATTAGGTAAATTATAAATAACTGGCAATGATACATTTTTGCATATTAAAATTTGGTAAAGAACTGAAAGGCAGTTTAACTACTGACTTGGCAAACGCATTAATTAAACCTATTCAAGAACACGACATAACTTTTCATTGTTATACAGATGATTCTAGAGGTCTTGATCCTAGATTTGTTATTCATCCATTATTAGAAACAGATATTAAAAAACACATTCATTGGAATATGTTTAAATTTTTTAATCCTACTTTTATTAATGCAAAAGAAACAGATCAAACTATCTATATGGATATTGATATGTTATGGAATCAAAACCCATCACCAATGATTGATTATCCAACTAAGACAAAAGAATTAGTAGCAATACATAGACATTGGCAAAATTTAGAAGAAAAAGATAAATGCGAATTACACGATAGTTTTCTAAAGTTTAATTCTCATGATTTTACACATGTTGGGCAATGGTACTATACTGACCCAGAATATTATCAAGAACATTTCTATAAAGAAGGTAAGTGTTCCATACCTAGATATGGGGTACAAAATTACATATGGGAAAGCGTTAAAAAAGTTAATGGTTTTTCAATTAAATATCTACCATCAGAATGGGTGTTTAAGTCACATATAGACAAGCATAAAATATACGCAGAACAATATCATTTAAAAACTAATAGAGACTACTATAAAGACTTCGATAACGCAATTTTACACTATCCTACATAATTAACTCTATAAATCTTATAAATAATATCATTATGGATATGGACGCAATA